TTGCACAGTTTATGGAACCATCCCTCGTAGTAGAGGCTGTCAAGGAAAATTTCAAGATTGATGTGTCTCGACAACAGGTTGAATGCTATGACCCAACAAAGACTGCAGGTGCGGATTTATCGCAAGAGTTAGTGGATTTATTCCATGAAGCACGGAAGAAATATATTGATCAACCGATCTACAACATCATCGGTGCAAACGACATTATTCAATTGCAAATCTTGAGTGACCTTTTGGTTTCCAAGAAAGGCAATGTGGTGATGTCGATTAAGCTGATTGATCAAATTCAAAAGATTGTGAAAGGCCACTACGAGCGTAAGTTAGAAATTACAGGCAAAGATGGTGGTGCGATTAAAACTGAAACAGAGCACAGCCAGCGCCCCGCTATGTATACCCCTGAGCAGCTTGCTGGGATGTCCGCACAAGAGCTATCTCGCTTAGCAATTAATGGCAAATTATGAGTTACGCAATTGAAGAAATAGCACCCCTCATCAAAGAGTGGACGATTAATACACGCTTGCCTGAAGTTATTGCTGAGATGACCAGACGTTACTATTACCGAGCTGTAATAGAGCAAAGTGAACTCAGTATTCAGGCTGAGATATACAAGTGCAAGAATGATCCAGCACATTGGTTTAATCATTGGGTGTGGACCTACGATCCAAGGGGGATGCCTTTTGGATTACCGGCAAATATTCCGTTTGTACTTCGCCCTGGTCAAGTTGAATTGGTCGACTGGTTACTTGAGCGTGAAAGCACTCAAACCCATGGTCTTATTGAGAAGAGTCGTGATGAAGGTATGAGCTATGTTGTGCTGGGGTTTTATCTGCATCGATGGTTATTTGTAGAGGGCTTTGCTGGTGGTGTGGGTAGTCGTAAAGAGGATCTGGTTGATAAGAAGGGTGACCCCAAAACGCTGCTGCATAAGTTCCGAGATATGTTCTCAAAACTTCCTGATTGGATGAAGCCGAAAGGATTTGTCGAAAAGGTCCACGACAACTACATGCGTATTATCAATCCTGATAATGGTGCGACCGTTACGGGCGAGGCTGGAGACAACATTGGCCGTGGTGGACGTACCACAATGTACTTTCTTGATGAATGGGCATTCGTAGAGCGTCAAGAAGCTGTAGATGCTGCTATATCGCAGAACACAAACGTTCATATCAAGGGATCAACGCCAAACGGTATCGGGGACAAGTTTCATCAAGATCGATTCAGCGGTCGTTACGCCGTGTTTACGATGGCGTGGCGGGACAACCCAGATAAAAACTGGACTGTCTCACTCCATGGGAAGCTGATTCATCCGTGGTATGAAAAGCAAATTGCGACGCTTGACGACATTGTCTTAGCCCAAGAGGTTGATATTGACTACGCCGCTTCAGTTGAGGGTGTATTGATTCCATCGGCATGGGTTGAAGCAGCTGTAGATTTACACCTAAAACTCGATATACAGCCATCGGGTGAGCGTAATGGTGCACTTGATGTGGCGGATGAGGGTAAGGATAAAAACTCCTTTGCCGCACGTCATGGCATTGTTCTGCAGTATTTGGATACTTGGTCAGGCATTGGCGATGACATCTTTGGAACAACCCAAAAGGCGATTGATATTTGCTTAGAGCAAAAACTAAATTTGTTCTTTTACGATGCTGATGGTTTGGGAGCTGGTGTTCGCGGTGATGCCCGAGTCATTAACGAGCAGAACAGTGCTAAAGGAATTGATGAGATCCAAGCGGATCCGTTCAGGGGATCGGGCGCAGTTCATAACCCAGAGCTTGAGATGGTAGAGGCTCGGAAGAATATCGATTTCTTCGCAAACCTAAAAGCTCAAATGTGGTGGAGTTTGCGTATGCGCTTCCAGAACACGTACAGAGCACTACAAGGTATGCAATACGATCCTGATGCACTTATCTCACTGTCGACTGAAGATTTGGATAAGCGCGAACTAGAGCAACTCAAGCGTGAGTTATCACAGCCGACCTACAGTAAAAACGGTGCTGGCAAAATCCTTGTAAATAAGCAACCCGATGGTGCCTTGTCACCTAACCGGGCTGATAGCGTCATGATCTGTTTTAGTGATATCAAACCACCTGCACGATTAAGACCAGGAGGTGGAGGTTCACGAAGTTTCTAAAAGGTTTTTAAGATGGCAAAGAAGTCAGAAAGTAAGAAAACAAAGCCTAAATCAGCCGGCTTGATGACAGAGGTTGCAGTTGAGAACCTTGCATTCACTTTGGGGCGTAAAGCCGATATTGACGAAGTACTTCGCCAGGCTGGGCTAACCCGGCAACGATTATCCGTCCTTATGGTAGATGATGAGATTGCGCAGGCCATGGAAACGCGTCTTGATGCAGTTCTCAATGCGCCGTGGCGATTTGTTGAAGATCATGGTGAACAAACGGTTTTTCTAAAGGATTTGTTCACTCGTTGGCATGCTGAAATCGTCTCAGGTGCATGGGAAGCTTGTCCTTATGGTTATTCGGTTATGGAAGCCAACTATGCACTTACCAGTGATAGTAAATTCACCTTAAATGAGATTGTAGTTAAGCCTCTAGAATGGTTTGAGCCCAAGAATGATGGACGTTTAATTTACCGACAAAATGCTACAGAAATTGATGTGAATGCCAAATATCCACTCAAGTTCTTTTTGACACGCCGTAAACCTACATTCAAACAGCCTTATGGTGATCCATTACTGTCGAAGCTTTATTGGCTATGGTTCTTCCGTACCAATACAACAAAGTTTTGGGTCAAGTTTTTAGAACGCTTTGGCACACCAATCTTATTAGGGAAAGTTGGGGGTAAAGATCGTAAACAGGATGATATTGATGCGATGACTGCGGCTTTACTGAATGCTCATGCACAATCAGTTATGTCTATTGGCGCAGAGGATTCGGTAGAAACTATAGGTGGAAGTTCTTCTAATGGTGGCAGCACAGCATTTGAAGCCTTTGATAATGTATTAACCCGCCGTATTCAAAAGGTGGTCTTAGGCCAAACGCTCACAAGTGGGACTGATGGTGTTGGAAGTCGAGCTTTGGGTGAAGTGCATAACGATGTTCGCTTAGATAAGCGTAATTCAGACCTACGCATGATCACGCCTACGATTCAAGAGCTCATAGACGCACTCTGCCTGCTGAATAACTTTGAAAAGCACACAATTGTCCTGGGCGGTGAGCAGGATCTTAAGGTCGCTGTTGTTGATCGTGATATTAAGCTTAAAACATTAGGTGTTGAGTTCAATGATCAATATGTGATTGAGACATACGGCATTAAGGCTGAGCATTTCAATATGAATACCAGTGATGCAGTCCCTAACACCAAATTCTCTGCACTACCTCATCAAGCATTCAGCTTTAAGGCATCAGTTCAAAAGCAGTCACCTGAACAGCAGGGGGTAGATGAACTGACAGATGAGCAGGATGACCTTGAACTATTGAATCAGGATCAGATTAAGCAATTGGTGGCTGAATCGACGGATCCTCAAGACCTAGCAAGCAACTTAATGCAACTCATCCCGATGGCGTCCAAGGCTCAATTCAAAGCGAATTTAGATCAGGCTTTGTATGCCGGGGATGTATTGGGGTATGTGACGGCCAATAATGGAAAGTAATCTATGCAACCAGTCACATTTCTTGAAGCGCTGCATTATGCGCATAGTAAGAAAGTAGTGCTACCTGATGAGTTTTACTCAATGGATCTTAAGACACGGCAGATGGCGACTACAGTTAGTTTTCTGTCGAGTCTTGAGCAAGTTGAGTCGGTGATTAAGTCACTCAATAAAACATTAGCATCGGGTGGCACCTTTAATGATTTTCAAAAGCTCGTAGCTGAGTCTGAAATAGTTTTACCAAAGCATTACTTGGACAACGTATTCCGTACCAATATCCAAAGTGCATATGGTCATGGGCGTTGGCAGCAACAGCAACGAAATAAAGATAAACGTCAGTATCTGATGTATTCGGCTATCAATGACTCACGTGTGCGTCCAGCACATTTGGCATTGAATCGAATTGTACTGCCGATCGATCACCCATTTTGGCTCACACATTACCCTCCCACTGGATTTCGCTGTAGATGCACGTGTATAGCATTAACTGAAGCCCAAGCGCTTAAATACGGCATTACACCTGATGATAAGTTGCCCGAAGTTGCAGAAGCATTGGACTGGAGTTCACATCCTTTGCAATTTGGAGAATTTGAGGCTTTGGTGGATCAGAATATTTCTAAGTCATTACTTGATAAGGAATATCTACTGGAGCAGAAAGAAGCAATTAAGGCCGAATGGACTGCATCCAAAAAGCTCACCAGTCTGTTAGCCCCGATGGATGATAAATCGAGAGATCTATTCAACACGGTGGCTAATACAGTTATCCCTTTAGATCCATCCATTAGACCAAGTGCGATTAAGACTTTCTTGGATTACGTGCAGGGAAATGATGCAGCAATCACGAACTACCTAAATGCGTCTGTGAGCTCAAAAGCGGACGATGTTTTAAAGCATTGGCTCAGACAGGACATGCAAGCCTTAAACGCCGTGGCGAGTAATTCAGCTGCAATCGTGACAGGCGGTGTGACTTTGCAGCATGTAGTGGCTTATGAGGTTGGGCAAACGATTCAATTTAATTCGCCATTGCTGTTAGCCGAGAATGCTTCCGATGTGGTGTTGCAGATTGAGAATTCGAAAGGCTTAGGGATCGATCTAAACGAGTTGAATGCTGGTCATGGCGTATTGATGCCAATTGGTTTGTCATTTGAAGTGGTTTCGATTGAAACACTGAATGGCAAGATGATTTACACACTTAAAGCATTGGTGAATTAATGACTGAAAAATGTGAATCGTGTCGACGTGGTATGAATGGTAGAAATGGTAATGGTAATTCGCCATGTAGCTGCGAGAAAAAAGTAGTTGTGATTGGTAGTCCATCGAGAGTGAATAATCTTGTACGTGCCATGTGCTGCGTTTTATCTCGACCACCAAAGAAACCATGAGTAAAAATTAACTGAAGCCGCTTAAAAGGCGGTTTTTTTATGGAGCATGAAAATGCCTGAACTTAATGAAGAACAAGGCAAGTACCTATTCTCACTATCCGCCGTGGACATTGTTCCTCAGGTTGAAGGCGATAAGAAGCGAACCTTTAAAGGCACAGCTTACGGAGGTGGCCGTGTTGATGGTCACTGGTTTTGGGGTCGAAATGGTGTTGTTTTTGACCTTGAGGGAATTGAGATTCCAACCCCAACACCTTTACTAGAAGAGCACTTCAGTACCAGCCGTGTCGGTGTGGTGAAAGAAGTTGGTATCAATCAAAACATCACAGTGACTGGCGACTTTCTACGCAATGCGAAAGCACGTGAAGTAGTGGATGACGCAGATGATGGTTACCCGTTTCAAATGTCCATGTTCATTGATCCTGGTTCTGTTGAAGAAGTAGGGCAAGGAGTGAATGTGGTTGTGAATGGACAGACATTCACTGGACCTGTCGCAGTATTCCGAAATAACCGAATCCGTGAATTTACGATCTGCTCAACAGGTGCAGATCGAACAACGTCGGTAAATGCATTCTCAGCAAAACCCGGTACAACAAATCAACCTACAGAGGACACAGACGTGACCGAATTAGAAAAGGCGCAAGCCGCACAGAAACAAGCTGAAAAAGAGCGTGATGATGCTTTAGCAGATCTTAAAAAGTTCAAAGCTGATAAGCGCGAAGAAGATATTAAAGTGCTTGAGACAGCTCTAAATAAGCAGTTTAGTGCTGAAGAAAAAACATCCTATACCAATATGGATGACACTTCATTTGCATTCATGTCTCAGCAATTAACGCAATTCTCAGCAGGTAATCAGCCACCAGTTGGTCAACAGCAGCAACAAATTCCATCACACCTTCAGCATTTGTTCACTCACCAAGCCACAGGTGGGCATGGCGATAATCAAGGTGCTGGTGATAAACATAAATTCACAGCAGGTGCACAAGCATTTGCAGATCAAAAGGGGAAATAAGCCATGACTGTTCACTATGTACCACCCATTGCGGTCACCTCGGTACGCCTGATTTTGGATAATGAAAAATTACGCCGTGGTAATGCAAAAGTTACAACGGCAACAGCCTATAAATACGGTGACCTGCTAGCGCTATCAGATGCCAATGTTTTAACTCACGCTACAGATGAATCCACATGGGATGTGATCTGTGGTCAGGATGTCACTGCAGCCGAAGCAACAATTAAAGCAGCAAACGGAATTGAAATTCCTATGTATTTTGGTGGTGTCTTCAACATCGAAGCTGTTGCTTTAAATGGGACTTTACTCACTACTGCTAAATATGATGCAGCACGTGCTAAAGCAACAAAAAACAAAATTGAACTTTCAAAGGTGTAATTAACATGCCACAGTCTTTTAATCTTGAAGGCATCCCACTTGAATTGCTTGATGTGGGTGAGCTCGCGTTGATTCATAATAACTATCGACCAATGGATACATGGTTATTAGATCAGCTTTTCCCAAATCGTCCTGTTTTTGATCGTGATGATGTACCACTTGCAGAAGTGAGTGCTGAGCACGATTTAGCACCACTAGTGGCACCGCATCAACCAGGTAAGCCATTTGACACCACACAGTCTGGTGAAGTGCGTACTATTAAGCCTGCTTACTACAAACCAAAAAATCAGGTTACACCTGCAGAAACTTTTGAAATTGCTTTGCTAGAGCGATTACGCAGCGCTGGTATTATTTCTACAGGTAATCAAAAATTATCTGATCAAGAAAAAATGCTGATTTCCCAAGTTGCCGTTATGAAGCGTAACCATGATGCGATTGATAATTCAGTTTTAATGATGGCCATTGATCTCTTAAAAAATGGTAAATACATTCTTCATTCAGATGATTATGAATACAATTCGGTTGATTACCGCCGACATGCATCACTAACCTTTACCCCAGCCAATCCGTGGAACGGAGTGGGTGCAAAACCTGTCGATGACATTAAACTTATGCTTGAGCGTCAACTTGCTGCTGATGGTGGTGAGGCGAAAAAAGCCATTATGTCAGGTTCGGTTTGGGCTGCTTTATGGAATAACACAGAATTTAAAGATGAATTCATCAAGCCTTATGCAGGCATTTCTGTACCAGTAGCACCAAGTTTTGGAGTAAGTGAAAAAGCCACGTTTAAAGGGACCCATGATGGGATCGAATTCTGGGTATATGATGCGACTTATCGTGCAAAAGGCAAGGTTAATCGCTTTATTCCTAAAGATTTCTTCTCGTTGATTTCAGATACCAATGGCTCAGTAGCACATTGCAAAATCAAAAATATGCTAGCCAACGGTGTTGCTCAGCAGTACTTTGACCGTCAATGGTACTGCGAAGATCCAAGCGGCATCATGTTGATGACTGAATCTGCTCCACTGGTCATTCCTTCAAATAAAAATGGTGTGGTGTGTGGCACTGGCTTCATCACTCTATAAGGGGGCATAAATGCAAAAGTACATTGCAAAGCAATCCATCGGGCAATTTATGCCGGGTGACGAAATCAAGGGCTTGAATGCGGATCGTATTCAGGCCCTTTTAGCATCTGGAGCTATTGAAGAAGAAAAGGCTCCAGAACAACCTAAGGCGGATGGCACTGCTGCCCAACTTGCAAGCCTTAATGCAGAAGTGGCGGAGCTGAAAGCAAATGAGGCAATCCTTATTGAGGGTAAGGATAAAGCCGATGCAGAAGTGGCAGAGCTTCAAAAGAAAGTTGAAGGCTTGGAAAAATCACTAGCCACATCAGAAGCCGCTTTAAAGAAATCCACTACCGAAGCTAAGAAAGCGGCGTCAGCTGATAAGTAAGGTGACCTATGTACGCGACTGAAGCAAACCTAGTTGCGCGATTTGGTGGTGAGGTTGATGAATTGAAGTTGATGCATGCAAGTGCATCGACTGCTGTTCAAGATGCCTTACAGGACGCAACAGAAGAAATAAACGGCTACATCGGTGGTCGTTATCCCTTACCTCTGCCAAATGTTCCCAGTAATTTAGAGCGTATGGCGTGTGACATTGCGCGCTATCGTCTTTATTTCCAGCAACCCACTGAAGAAGTGCGTAAGCGTTATGAGGATGCAGTCAGCTTTTTAAAGTTGGTTGCAACCAATAAAGCACATTTGCAAATTCAGAATGTGGAAACCAGCCAAATCGTGGATGACCAACCCAAAAACAAGCCATCTACAACACCAATCGGCACGACTTATACAGGTGGTGTCTTTGGTGATGATGTTCTTGGAAAAATGCCGAGCATTAAGTGAGGTGATTATGGCCTTTGCTATCTCAATTCAAACAGATAGCTCACCAATAGAAGCGATTCTTAAGAAGCTTAGTGATTTTGATACTTATAAAGATGATTTATATGTGGAAATTGGTGGGTACGGTGTTACTTCAACTCAAGAGCGTTTTTTTAACCAACACAATGTAGATGGCAATCCATGGAAGCAATCTTGGAGAGCAAAACTACAGAATGGTCAGACTGGTCGTAATAATGGCGATTTAATGAATGAGCTGCATTTTAACTTGCGTCCAAACGGTATTGAGTGGGGATCAAACAAAACGTATGCCCATGTCTTTCACTTTGGAGCGCATATCACTCCTAAAAATGGCCAGTACATTACCTTTGCTGTTGGTGGTCAATATCGGAAGGTGAAAGAGGTAAACATCCCCTCAAGAACTTTTCTAGGTATTAACGCAGAAGATGAGCAATCAATACTAAACATTATAGGAGCTTTTATTGATGAGCACATTCTTCGCAGTACGTGATGAGATAGTCGAGAAATTAAAGGAAATTCCTGATTTTCTTAAAATCTACACCCCTTTAAATTCAGTACAAATCTCAGAAATGTCACAGGTGGTTCCGTCCGTACATGTCAACTTTGTACGTGTTGTTAAGCAAGCTGAAGTGGGAAGAGGGGCATTAAATAAACTAGGTCAGCAATGGGCTGTGACTGTGGCATGTCGCAATGCAAAGTCACAGCTTAACGATGGACGTGCTGTAAGTGATGAAGTCGGATTGTTGACTGAAAAAGTGATCCAGCTTTTATCTGGATGGGAGCCTGATTCATCCACTAGCGAATTAAGATTTGTCTCGATTAGTGATGGGTATAGTGCAGCATTCGCCTATGTGACGATCATCTTTGAATCTGAAAAATTCATTTAGGAATCTTATGAAAACGCAATACAAAGCCCTAAAGCCCATTGGTCCTTGGGTGAAAGATCAAATTGTGGGTGATCTGCCCCTAGAAAAAATTAAACAGCTTTTAAATGATGGTGTGATTGAAGCAATCAAGCCTGAGGCAAAAGTAGAAGCCAAACCAAAAACAAAAGAGGTACATGCGAATGGCTAAGAAGTACATTTCATTGCGCGGTAAGTTCTCCCTTGCCCCGATTGTTGAAGGCGTTGTGGGGGCAATGCGAGAACTTGGCAACATTCCGGACTTTACGTTGGAAATCACGGCTGACAAGATTGAGCATACCGAGTCAATGTCAGGTGATGATACGACCGATTTGGTGCTATACAACACCACTGCAGTTTCATTCAGTGGCACACTTGAGCAGGTTGATGCAGATAACCTGGCATATATCCTGTCGGGTAAAAATGTCGCAGTTGCGACCAAAGCTGTAACTGACCGTGATTTAGGTGCAGTCACCAAAGGGCAGAAGATTAAGCTTGATGGTTTTAATCTGACTGTGCCGACCGTGACTGATGGAGCATCAACACCCGTTGCGATTGAATCAACGAAATATAAGCTAGATGCAATTTACGGCACCATCGAGTTTCTTGATGATTTGCCAAAGGTTGTGATTGGTTATACGACTGGCGCCGTGACACATACTACGATCGCATCTGATTTCGGTGCTGAATATGCATTGTTCTTTGAGGGGATTGATAAGATTAGCAAGCAGAAGGTGTTCTTAGCTCTGCATCGTACAGTGAAAACACCTGATTCAAGCTTTGGCCTAATTCATGAAGAATTTGGTTCATATGAAATCAGTGGTGATGCCTTGGGTGATCTGACCAAAGATAAAGATGGTGCGCTTGGCTTATACGGCTATTACACCCAAATTCCAAAAGCAGCATAAATCCATTACAGGCACTTAAATAGGATGCATTAGGCATCTTTTTTTGTGCCTGTACTTTTTGAGATTTCATCATGAATGATTTTTTTATAGCTTCAAATCGGCCTGTCAAAGTTGGAGAGCTATCGGTGCACCAGCTGCAGATGCATAACTTTGATGAGTGGTCGGGTGCAGCACAGGTCATTAAAGACTTTTTGAATAATCATCCAGATGGAACCACACAAAAGATATTTGATGTTCATTCGTTTGAATCGACTCAATTGATAGCCCATTGTTTGCAACACAGTATTGAACAGGTCATCGATCTATTCAAAAAAAAGGGCTCACTCAATGTCTTGTTATTGGATGCTGTCCTTAAAGTGAATGACGCATTTTTTTCCGAGCCAAAACCTAAACACTGGGACGATGTAGATCCGCGTAAAAAGAGCAGTTGGTTTGATGTATTTCAGCTTCTAGCATCGAATGGTCACTCACATGAAAGCATCATGCAAATGACCTACGGTTCATTCCGACATTACATTAAAGCAGCTCAAAAAGCCGAGCGCAATAAAATGCGTAATCTAGCGATCGCGACTAGGGCGCAGAATGCCATTAATAAAAAGTTCAATGATTTCATTAAGAGTCTTGAGAAAGAACAATAATTTTCACATTGTGATGTGAATTTGAGCACGTTATTATCTCCAAATGCTTTATAAACTTGGATAAATAATGAAAAAATTACTGGCTGGCTTGTTATTAGTCACATCATTTTCGGTCATGGCTGCTGAAACTCGTAGTTTCCGTGTAGGCGGTGATATTGTTCAAGTTGGCGATTCAATTGGAGCATTGCTTTCTAAAGCTGGTAAGCCAATGCACCAACACAGCTATACAGTTGATACTGGTCGAAATACATCCATATCGGTAACGGATTACGTCTATCAGATTGATAATGAAATTTATACCGTAACCGTTCGTGAAGGTCGCGTATCTAAAATTACTTGGGAACGTCGTTGAGGGAGACAGTAGGATGGCAACAAAAGTAGCGCAACAGATGATGTTTTGTAAGTCATGCGGTAAGCAAACTCTTCATCAAAAGAACATCAAAGAAATGAGTTGGTTGATGCATCTGGTTTTAACAATATTTACCGGAGGGATTTGGTTAATTATCTGGGTATTAATGCTTCTATGGCATATGATTGCCAAACCTGCTTCAGCAGTAGCGAATCGTTGGGTTTGTTCTCAATGTGGCAAGTAAGGTTATGCATTAATCTAGATTATTAATATTTTTTTTGTATTTATCCATTGGTTAAGTTCATTGATATTTTACAATATTAGTTGTATAAAAAAAGAACAATAAAAATAGGAGCTGAGTAATGAATGCAGTAGAAGTACTTGTAACATCATCATCAGTAATTGTCTTAATGTTGGTTATATATTGTTTAGGGCAGCTTCCTACTCTGTAAAAAGAACCACTCGTTAGAGTGGTTCTTTTATTTTAGGTGCTTGTAGATAAAACCTCCTAAAGGAGGTTTATTTATATTTGGAAAATTAGTATCTTATCCCCCAAATTAAGCGGGGGTTTCATGAAAAAATTATTAATACTTGGTTCTTTAGTTTTAGCAATTACAGGCTGTACATCAATTAAAGTAAACAACAGTGATGGTTTCCAACCTAAAGCAGTGAAGCAAATTTGTGTAATTAATAATCCAAAAGTAACAATTTCAGGATTTGATCAATCTATAGTGAGAAGTTTTGCTCGCTATAACATTGATGCCCGTGTCTATCCCGAAAACTCAAAGCCTGAGTTATGTGAAACGACTATGAACTATACCGCACTACGTTCTTGGGATTTTGTTACTTACATGAGTTATGCCAAATTCACCTTACTTAAGGATGGTCGTATTGTTTCGGAAGCCGAATTTGCATTAAAGGGCAAAGGTGGAATGGCATTAAATAAATGGCGTAGCACAGATACTAAGATTGATGAGTTGGTAGATCAACTTGTTGGTACTAGCAAAGCCGATTAAAGAATGTGATGTAGATCCCTATCAGATCTAGTTTAAAAGTAGAAGCCATCAACCACCGTTAGCGGTGGTTTTTATTTTGATAGAAATATACTGGAAATTATTTTAACCGATCCAAAACGAGGTCGGTTTTTTTATACCTGAAATTTGAGGTCTTTATGTCAAAAAATCTAACTTTTAAACTCATCATGGATGGTGATAGCAAAGGGCTTGTCACCGCTGCTAAGCAATCTGAGAGTGTAACTAAAAAAGTTTTTGAAACGATTAAGACTGAAGCGGATCAACTGAAGCAGACAAGTACGGATACAAATAAAGCTCTTGGGAGTATTGTCCCAGAGAAAAGCAAAGAGTTAGCAGAAGGCCTTACAAAGTCTTTAAGCGGTGCAACCCAGATTATTCGTGATGCTGGCGATAACGCTAAAAGTGCTGCAAGTAACTTTACTGATTTTGGTAATAAGTCTGTAAAAGCTTTGGCATTCTTAAAATCAGATTTAGAAAAGGCAAAGATTAGACTTGAGGCCTTTTCAAAAACAAAAGCTACTCCTGCAGATATTGAGATTGCTCAAAAAGAAGTAGATCAACTTGAGAAAGAGGTTCAACAAGCTGAAAATGCATTTATTGATTTTCACACAGAAGTAGGTAAGGCAAATAATTCTTTAAAGCATACGGATACAGCAGCGCAAACCGCACAAAAGGGATTGAATGGTGCAAAGTTAGCGGTAAATGCTCTTGCTGCAGGTATGGCTACGCTAGGTGTTGGGCTTGGAATTCGTGAATTAAGCCAAGTATCAGACTCCTACACCAACCTTTCTGCAAGAATCAATATTGCGACTAAGGATGGTGGTGACTTTAGATCTGCAATGGCTGGCGTGCACCAAGTTGCTTTGATGACAAACTCAAGCTTGAGTGCAACAGGTGATTTATTCACGAGATTGAACGCTGTTGGCAAAGACTTGGGGATGACCCAGCAGAGTTCCCTTGATTTAACCAAGACCATCAATCAAGCAATTCAAATTAGTGGAGTATCTGCACAAGCAAGCGAAGCATTTACACAGCAATTTATCCAGAGCATGCAGCAAGGTACGCTTCGTGGTGAAGAATACAACTCCATGATGGAAAATGGTTTTGGAGTTGCGGAGGCGTTAGCCAAGGGTTTGGGTGTCACCACTGGTGAACTTAAGAATATGGCTGACAATGGAGAGCTTAGCGCAGAGCGTGTCTATAAGGCGCTACTCAGTCAAAAGGATTCAGTTCAACAAACCTTTGATCAATTCCCAACAACTATTGGCAATGCGTTACAGCGTATCTCCACTAGCTGGGAGATCCTCATTGGTAAGATGGATCAGTCTAATGGTGCGAGTGCAACAGTTGCGGATTGGTTATTCACTATCGCAGACAATATGGATGTTGTTGAAAGCTTATTAAATGATATTGGGAAAGGATTTATTTGGGTTGGTGACCAATTTAAGAGAACTGATACAACTACGATTATTGCCTTAAAAACTGCCCTAATCAATATTTATGAAGCAATCAAAACACTAGGTGAAACCTTGGGTGAGGCTTTTGTCATCACTCTTGATATCCTAAATGATGTACTAAGCGGCTTATATGATTTCAATAACGGAATCGATGAGGCAAGTTCTAAAACGAATGGCTTTACCAAGGTACTACAAGCTTTTAATGTTGCCATTGGTTTTGTTAGTGATGGATTTAAAGGAATTCAAATTGCTGCAAATCTTTTCGTTGGAATTATTTATGATTTAGCAGCTGCTTGGGTGCAGTTAGTTTCAAAATTCACATGGGGTGATGTTAAGCAGCAAGCCATTGCTGATATGGATGCAATGGCAACAAAAGCTCAGGAGTACTACAAGAAAGCTTCAGATGGTGCCTTAGAGTTTAAATCCAAAGGTGTGCAAGCTCTCGATGAGATCGGTAAAACCCAAGATCAGAAAAATGCAGAAAGTCTGGCTCAATCTAAAGCAACCTTGGATCAAATGATTACTAATCAGCAGACCGAGTTGAATGGTAAGAAAGTCACCGAGGATGAAAAGTTAAAGGCTGTTACGGCTTATGCTGAAGCTGCTATTGCAGCGAATAACGGTGTCATGGATGGCATGATGCAGGCTGATCTAATAGCGAAAGGCTATATGGTCACCATGGATCAAGCTGGAAAAGTTTCAGTACAAGCGTTCAATCAAGCCACTGATAGTACGAATAACACTGGTAAAGCACTCGTGCAAGCACGTAAAGGCGCTGAGGCTTTGGGTATTGATTTAGATATTGCCCTCAACCGAGTTTCTGAAAAATTTGCTGCTAACCAAATTCACTTGACCAATTACGCTAATGGCCTTGATGAGCTGGGCTTAAAAGGTGAGCAAGCTGCTAATGCACTGTATATGGGGTGGGAGAAATGGTTAGCATCAGCAAAGTCTGAAGTGGAGATAGAGGCTGCAAAAGCCAGGCTTCAATCGTTTGGTGAACAAGGAAAATTATCAGCATCACAAGTTGAGATGGGAATGCAGGCTGTAAAACGCGCCGTGCAAGAAATTCCCGATAGTCTGACACCCGTAGAGGCTGCCTTTGAGCGGTTAGGGATTAAAACCAAAGAGCAACTTAAAATTGCGGCAGATCTCGCCTTGAATGACTTCAATACCATTTTAAAAAGTGGTGTGGCTACTCAAGATGGTCTGCAACAAGCATATGAGGAAACCATTCGTTTAGCTTATGCCTCGGGCGATGCCCAAGTCATTGCTGCAGCTAACGCCAAGGCCGCTTATTTGGGACTTGAAGTGCAACTGGATGCCACAGGCAAAGCCACTGTTACTAAACTTGGTGAGATCCAACAAGCAGCAATCGAGACTCAGCGCTCTGTGAGTCAAGTCAGCCAATCTACGGCACGAGAGCAACCTGAGATTAGTGCTGAGCAAAAGGCTACCAATGATCACTGGGATAATTTCAAAACTAAGATGAAAGCACGTACTGATGCAATGAATGCGAAATCACAAGCGCGTGGTTCAAGTAGTGGTAATACTGCATTGATATCGAATGGTAGTGATAGTGTTCAGCAGCTACAGACAGTGCCAGATGCTCCACTTATTGCGACTAGTCTTGATATTCAACCAATGGAAGGTATGGAGACAAAGCAAAGCGTGGAAATCAAAATTGATATGGGAACGGGACAGACCGCGACAGTATCAGCAGCACCCGATCAAGCCACAGCTCTTGAGGAAATGATGCGTGAGCTTGAAGCAATTAAAGGAAGATCGTAATGCGATTAACACGAAAGTCGACCGGAGAAACCATCCAACTTGAGGATGGTTTTTTTTGGTCTGATGAAAACTGGTCTGAGATTGAACAGGACTATGTATACACCATCAGTGGTGCTTTGAGTGTTCAAGCGGGACGTAAGCAAGCAGGTCGACCAATCACATTGCAGCCATCCAATAAAACTAAAGGCTGGATCAAGCTGATCGACCTGAACACCTTTCGTTTATGGCAGAACCTGCAGGAGCAATTCACGCTTCGGTTTGAGTGGCCACACGACCAACGCGAGTTCAATGTGATTTGGAATCATAAAGACGGTGCACTGGAAAGCACACCGATTAAGAACACACCTGCAGTCTCTCTGAATGACTTCTTTAATGTAACACTGCGTTTTACAGAGGTAAGCGATGCCAATTGAAACCCATAATTTAAAGCTCCTTGAGTCAGCGCGTATTCGTACAGATGCAGATGATGGCGGGGGTAAATACTCAGGCCGTGAAATTGTCGATGGCCAAAGTAATAACCTGTTCAATGATATTTCTGAGATGGATCGCACCACAGGTCGTACTTCTATCCAAAAGATCTATGCTGCGGTGGATACAGCCGATACCGATGCTTTGATGGGTGCGACAGTTTTCATCTCTCAGAATGCAAAAGATCCCAATGTCTCCGCCGTGTTATTTAGTACCGATAGCTGGACAGATGAGCGTTCTAGCGCTCAAAACCGAATTGAAAACTATTTGGCCAAAGGTGCACAGATTGCAGGTACGCCGCTCGATACCCATTGGCAAGGTATGAAATTATTGCAAGTGGCCATGTTCCCGCAGGAGACCGAATCATCGATCGGCAAGTCGATTGTCTTGATCTCGAATGAAGGTAAAACCCTAGAGATTGAGCAATACCTACGTATCACTGAAGTATCGACCCGCACGGCTTATGTCATGATCGATGGTAAACAGGTGGAATATAAGATTGCCACTTATGGCCTGAGTGATGCATTGAAAGCAGATTTTGTAGGCTTATCTGCGAAGCAATGGTTTAGTGGTGAAAAGAGTACCACCATCATTCGTGACACCATCGTGGCGGATACGGGGAAGTATTACTCCAGTGCCAATCTCAAACAAGCTGCTCAAGTCGGTGATTATTCGGTGGTTGCACAAGATGTCTATACACAGTTGGTTCCTTCAGCTCAGACTGAAACCCCCATGGTGAATATCAATGCTGCAGGTGACTCTGTAGCCTTGGTGAAAGCGAAAGATGGTGTGCTTAGTAAGACTTTCAGTAATATCACCATCAATACTGTGTTGGGTATGTATTTAGGCTCATCGGTCATGCCGAAATCAGTTGAATTTACCTTGTTTGGCTCAGCGATTACCGACGTGGGCGGTGAACTTAAAAATTCTGCAGGTACGTCCATTGGTACCATCAACTATCAAAACGGTTCGATTGCGTGGAATGCAAGCGCGGGAACTGGAGTAACCAGCCTCACTATACGTTTTATGCCTGCTGCTGCGGTGACAGCTCCCGTAGAGTCTGAATTGATTTATGTGAATCAAGAGAATATTAGCTTCACATGGTTACGAAACTTGATTCCCTTGCCATCGCCAGGCAGCCTACAAGTGTCTTACTTGGTACAGAATCAAGTCTATACGCTACGAGACAATGGTGCAGGGCAACTGCGTGGTGTTGATTCATCCTTTGGCTCAGGCAGCATCGATTATGAAACAGGTACCATGTCACTCACTACGGGTGAACTTGCAGATGTAGGCAGTGCAATCCTAATGACGTGGAGCAACATGATTACTGCTCAAGAGCGTTCAGGATTAACCATCAATAAAGCCTTTGTCGAGATTCCTGTAAATGATTCGATTGTGGCTGGCACCTTAACCATTGACTGGTTATTGAGTGGAGTTGCCAAGTCCGCAACCGATAATGGTCAAGGCCAATTCACGGGGGATGCCACAGGGATCATTGATTATGCGGATGGTATAGCGAAACTGATGCCGACCTTGTTACCCAATGGTGGTACCACGTTTAATGTGTCCGGGCAAAAAGGATCCAAGTCAGCAGTTCAGGTAACAGCAGTGCCGACCAGCGGAACTATTGCTATTGAGCTGGATAATGGTTCTGCAGCGCTGATTCCCAAATCTGTGAAAGTACGAGTACCTGTAAAGTACATGGGCTATACAGGTGAAGTTGAACTGCGTGATATGCCGATCGATGCCACCACAGGGCGTTTAATCAATGGTGCAGGTCAGCAGCAAGGCACCATCAATTATTCATCACGTACGATGAGTATCACCCCAAGTACCACACTTGAAGCAATCGAACGAGAGAAGATTATGCGCCCTTACTATGGCACGCATAATACATCGCAGGAAGCAATTGCGGCGGGGCTGTTAGGTATGACGATTAAATATGAAAATACCAGTGAAACGCATACTCTGAGCCTGAATGAAGTGGCGACGGCTGTAACGGTAAGTGTGTCCTATCGTGATAGTTCAGCCGCAGCTTCTTGGTCAGACATAGTGATTGGATCTGTCCTAAAAACGGATTTAACCGAAGGTTTTGCTGAGCAGATTCTTGCAGGCTCTGTCCGTTTTACCTTAGCGAGCTCAACCTATGTCGACAAGCTTGGGTCTCTTTACCGAAATCCATCGGTGACCACGGGTGCGGGAACAGTTGCAGGTCAGATCCACTATGGCAATGGTGCGGTAGAGCTATCTGCATGGGATGTAGGTGGGGTGAACAACCCAACTTTAGAGACCTTAGTGACTCAGCTTGAAAGTGTCAAAACCAACCAAGTGTCGTATCGTGCACCAATGATACCCATCCGAGCACAGTCCTTAACCCTGTCAGCCACTAAAGTGGAGGGTGGAATTTTGAATATCATGCCAGTAGGATCTGGTGTGATTAATACTGCTGAATGCGATGGTTTCTTTAACTTTGAACAGGGCTATGGCCAGTTTGTATTTCGTGAAAAGATTGAAGTGACCACTGCCAACCGTGCTGAAATTATGGCGCAGGATTGGTACGTGGCTGAGCTTGAATATAGCAAGGATGGCAAACAGTGGATTCATAAGCCGATCATGGTTTTACCTGAAACCATTAAATACAGTGCAGTCGGTTATAGCTATATCCCAATTGATGCAGAGTTGCTGGGCCTATCTGCAGTGCGTTTACCGATTGATGGTCGGGTTCCGATTTTCCGATCGGGCGAGATTGGGATTGTTAGTGCAAGTAAGTCGCAAGAGTTCCCTGACTATGTGGCAGGCCAGACTTATCCATTGAATGATGCGCGGATCTCTTGGTGTGAACTTGAAGATGCTGATGGCATTAAAATTCCATTTGATATGTATGTGGTTGATTATGACTACGGCAAAGTGACTTTAAACGGTGATTTTGCCCTGGGTAATTTAACTGGACCTATCTCAGCCAAGTATCGCTATCAAGATATGGGTTTAGTGCGTAATGTCAAAATCAATGGGCAAGTCACTTTCACCAAGCCTTTGACACACAACTATGATCCAGCCAATACCATTGTGGGCTCAGCATTGGTCATCGGTGATATGCAGGCGCGTTATACACGCAAGTTTGTACAGTCGACGTGGGATAACCTCTGGAAAGATGAGGCCACTGGGGCTGCGATCTCAGCCAATTACAATGACACTCTGTATCCAATCAAAGTCACCAACAAGGGCAATATTCAGGAGCGCTGGGCGATTGTCTTCACTACGAATGATGCATTTAGAATCATCGGTGAATATTCTGGCCAGATTGGGACAGGCATTCGTACTGAGGATTGCATGCCAATGAATCCCGTCACCAATGCCCCTTACTTCACCATCAAGAAGGAAGGATGGGGAAGTGGTTGGGCAAGCGGAAATGTACTGCGTTTCAATACCATTGCTGCCAATCATCCGATCTGGGTGATTCGTACAGTGAAACAGTCAGAACCTACCGTGTTGTCCGACTCATTCCAAATCATGCTACGCGGTGACATCGATCGTGTAGCCTAAAACCTGAACTTTATATGACCGCTTCGGCGGTCTTTTTTATGGGCGAAACAGAATGGCAATGAAGCAAACTCAAACTAAGATGTTTGAATTTTCAGATACAGGCTTGGACTTTTGTTCTGGGTCTAAGAACTTATTCCCCGACCGTTTTAAAAAAATGCTGGCATTAGGCTTTAACGAAAAGACGGTGACAGGTGTTGTGGTCGCAGGCAATCAAGTGACTTTCAGTTATGAGTTCGCCCATGGTTATGTAGCTAATCGCGTTTTGAAAGTCAATTCAGGCCCATTAGCTACGCTGCATGGTGGGGAGTTCTGGATTGATTCAGTCACAGCAAACACGGTAACGATGACCATTGTGGGTGCTCCGCTGTCAATTGCTTCTGGTTTTGTGACCAAGATTGCCTCTTTAGGATGGGAGTTGGTCTATGAGCTAAATCATGTGCATATCTATAAATTTAAGCATATTGATGATACGGATATGTATGCCCGTTTATGTTTTCAAAATGCCACAATTTCAGGGTATCGCAACTGTATTGCGGTCGGTATAGGTCGACAGGTTGATTTAAGCTTGGGGACTGTTTTGGATGCTCCTTTTGATTTGGGGTCTTGCGCAACAACATCAGCATCTACGGCCAATTTGAAGTGGGATTTTACCTACGATACGGCAAGAGCTTATGATAATTCTACTTATACCCAAGGGCTTACACGGTTTGGCAAAGCAGCGATCGTTGGCAGTCAATATCATATTTTTATTGCGGGAAATGCTTATACCGATAATCGTTTCAGTTACATCTATGGGATTTTCCCTTTCGTCAGCACTTTAAATAATCTGAATTATCCAGCGCTCCTGTGTTGTTTCAACAGCTCTTCAACTGGTTCGATGGGAACAAATCAACATGATTATCAACGAATTTATGTCTACAATGTGGATTGCTTAACGAGCTCTATCGCGACATACACATTTCCAGTCAACTTTGCATCACAGTCCTTTTATCCAAGCAGTATTGAGCCGTTTAATACTACAGGTTGCTTTCCCATCCAACTCTTCACAAAGAACGAGAAGCAGCCTTTAGGGTTTATTGCAGGCGGTTTGTATCAGGCAGCTTATGCTAGTGCAGATAAACCTCCATACGATATCAGTCAATCACCAAGTATTTCGATGGATATTGATTTTAGCAATCCGGTTGTGGTGCATGGGACCAGCCTTAATATCAACAACCCCGTATCTTGGCTGTGCTCACCTGTAGAGGAGATAAAAATTGGCGCTTAAAATCGTACGAGCCTTCTTTGGTGGGTATGTTCCAAACTATGAGAAATTGATGAGTCTGGGGTATACCGTTGGGGTATTACCGCGTCCCATCATCTCACCCATGAATAGCAATCAAGGCTTGGGGCAAATCAAAGGAACCACTAAAAAACTCGGTCAAAACTACTCACCTGTTCCTGTATGCGTATTTCGCAGAGATACTCGGCAATTAATTTGGGAAACCACATCAAAGCCCGATGGTAGTTACTTTTTTAGGAATATTGCTGTAGGGCTTGAATGCTTTGTGGTGGCCTTTGATCCCAATGGACAATATAACGCTGTAATCTCTGACAAACTGGTGGCCAAATGATTCAACCCTCTTTAAAAGCCAGTCTTGCACAACTACAAGCACTGGCTACATACCTCGATCAAGGAAGCTCAAATGCTTCCTTTATTTTTTATGATGATGCAAAACCTGCTTCGGTCTCAGTGGCTGCAAATAATGCTGCAAAATTGGTGATCCTAACTTTGCCTAAACCGTGTTTAAAGACCATGCATGCTGATCGTATTGAGCTCAATCAGACTGATGCTGCAGTAGTGACTAAAGATGGCATCGCAACATGGGCACGATTACTCAATGGTGCAGGAGAGGCTGTTGCAGATTTTACTGTGGGGGCCAACATTGCAATTGTTAATCCAGAATTAAAGGCGGGTGGCACCTTGATGATGAACTCATTGATCCTCAAACCATCTACATAAGAGGTGGACATGTGGCGAACTATAATCCACCTGATGCACATCATGTAAATCTCAATTTTAAAGACATCGTAACGGGATCTGCCGATCTTAACTTTGGTTCGGATGAACAAAATCTCGCATCACTTGAAGCCATTATTGATACCTCATTTTTGGCTTTGTTTCAGGCGCAGAGTTATGATTTCAATGCGCTTGAAGCAGACATTAATGTTTCATTTCAAGCCGAGTTTCATACTGTATCAGGGCAAACAGCACAACTAGAAGCAACCATCAATACAGGATTTATCCCTGAGCTGAATGTGGTGGGGATTAATGCGTATTGCTCCCTTGATGCAGTGATCAATACGTCATTCAATTCTGCCTTTGATGCCTTGTTCGATATTAATCATCAGCTTGGTGTAGAGCTGAGGTTCAGTGCTGTATTTGAACGCGCAATCACCCAGCTTGGATCAACAGAAATACCTTGGGCGAAACCACTACTCAGGGTGTCAAATAACACCTTTTTTTACGATCGTGGATTGGTGGTGAATCATGGTAATGACATTGGCTTTCAGCGTGGACGGACTTTATCTGAATCCATCCATGCGGCATTTGACCAGAGCGCTAAGCTCAGTCGCAACCAAGGCGTGCGTTGGCAAGAAAATCTGAAGATCCGGATTGCACGCGATTTGTATTTTGATGAATCGATCAAGCTTCGATTGAATCGTGAATTCGACCATCAGGAGATGATCCGTAAACGCCGCAACATCTCATTTTCATACCAAGTCGCGCATGTCTTTGAAAAGCGTTTTAGCTTTGACTGGGATAAAGGGCTGGAGCTAGTCACACAAGATGAGATCCCATGGGATAAAGCCAAATCCATTCATTATCGCAAGCATCCCGTTCAACCATGGCCAGAGCCTGAAATTCCTCAATATGAGGGTACGGGTGATCTAGAGTTTGTGTGCCTATGTGATGAGCTGGATGTGCACAATGTTGAACTCAACTTCGGTGTAGATGATTGCATACCCGGCATACCAAATCGTAATTGGTGGTACATATTGAATAGTTTATCTGTGACACGCCTAGACAATGGCGTAGAGATTCAAGTCTATGACGGGAATTACAGTACTGATCGCAGCTGCTGGTGTTGGTCCTATAGTTTAACCGTACCAGCATCCCAGATTGGCAAACTTGAGCCTATCAATGGCCAACCTGTGATTTTAAAAATTATCGTGAATGGTATCGAGCATCAAATGTTGCTTGAGAACCGTCGACGTTCGCGTAAATTCGCCCAAGACACCTATATTTTAATTGGTCGCAGTCAAACGGCACTACTTGCGGCACCGACAGCGCCTTTACGCTCCTTCTTACAAGAGAATGATCGAACCTCAGTTCAATTGTGTCAGGCGGAGCTTGATCGCGTGTTTAGCGAAGCGGTACTGAATTGGCAGTTGATTGATGCGTTGGGCTGGATTGTTGAGCGTGAATGCTTAAGTTATTCAAACTTAGCACCAATCGATGCCATCAAGATGGTTGTTGAAAGCGGCGGTGGGTTTATCTATAGCGAAAAGGGCAGTAATACACTGACCATTAAACCGCTGTATAAAAAAACCTTCTGGGATGTGTTGTCTATCGCTGAATATGATCGCATGTTGCCTGAGTCTGCAGTGGTGAGTCAATCCACGGATTATCAGATCTATCCTGATTACAACGGCATTACGCTGACCAATGATCGTAAAGCATTAGCGGCTCAAGTGAAACGTACTGGAACCAGCGCCGATACCTTACTTCAGCCTGAAAACAATCCATTGTTTAACCATGTCAGCATGGGGGCTTATGGTAAAGCCAAACTCGCCAAAGCAGGGATGGTTGAAACTCATACCTACAGCATGCCGATTTCACCTGAAGTGGGTGAATGTGTACCAGGAGAGGTGCTTGCCTTTAATGCTGAATGGTGGGGCATTGTAGATAGTGTCAGCGTCTCGTTCAGTCATGCGCTGGTCAATCAAACTGTGAAAGTGGAGCGCGTCAATCGTGAGTAATGCATTACAGCGTTTAATTGATTTATTACCTACCGCTGCAGAGTTTGTAGGAACCATTACCAGCGTGGACCACCCCAATTACAAAGTGTTGGTGGTGGGTGGATCGGGATTAAATTTAGTGACCAGTTCAACCCGCTACAACTTAGGAGCATCTGTATTTGTATCTGATGGCGAGATCAAACGACTCGCACCATTGGGTGAAGTGATTCAAATCGAAGTTTAAGTTTAGAAAAAGTGTATGGCGCTCTGAGAAACACTGTTTCGCAAGGCGCTTTTTTATTGCCAAAAATTAGGGGAAATAAATGGAACCAGTGTCCACAAGTGGTTTTGCTGCATTTTTAAAGTTCTACGGTGCAGCGATTATGGTCACTTTAGCGATAGCACTTGTTGCAACAGTTGTCATCATGATGCGTTTGCCACGCTCACCACAAGAGTGGGCTGTGGGCTTGATTTGTACAGTTGTATCAAGTCTTACTGGTGGTGCTTTCATTATCGTGAAATGGGGTTTACATGAGTGGGTAACGGATATTTGGGGGATGATCGCTTTGGGTGGATTCTTCTTCGTGTGTGGATTGCCGGGTTGGGCTGTTGTGCGGTGGACTTTTAACTTCATCAATAAACAGGAAGGGAAGACCATTATTGAAGTAGTTAAAGAACTTAAAGAAGCCAGAGAAGACCTGAAGAAATAACGTACCAAATGATATGCCGCCTTAGAGCGGTTTTTTAATACTTGAAGGAAAGTGAAATGAAATTAATTGAAAATTGGCAACAGGCTTGGAAACTCAAGTCAGTACAAGTGGGCGCAGCAAGCGCCTTTTTTTATGCCTTGATTTTGCTATCAGAGCAGTTTTTAGGTGTGTGGAACGTAATCCCACAAGAGCTGAAAAATAAGATCCCTGAGAACGTCGCTGAGTGGGTGGGCATATTTGTCGGTGTGGCAATGGTGCTTGCTCGACTGAAAAAGCAGCCTGAATTACACACTGAGATTCAACCCTTTGTCACGGTCACAGCAGGGCATAGCAATACTGATCCTGGTGCAGTGAATGGCAAATACAAAGAAGCTGAATTGGTTCGAAATTTTAGAAATGCTGTAGCGCATTATCTTTTGTCAGCGGGTGTAGCAATCAAAACGGATGGTACAGGGACAATTAATCTGCCTTTAAACAATGCTATAGCTTTGGCCAAAGGTGCATCCATTGCAGTTGAGTTTCATATGAATGCTGCAACATCCAAACAAGCCAATGGAATTGAAACGATTGCTTTACCACAAAGTAAGGTACTTGCGCAAAAGCTATCTCAGGCTGTAGCAGGAGTATTTGGTAGCCGTTTACGTGGCGATAAAGGTTGGATTGATCAATCCAAGTCAGCACGAGGAAAACTAGGTTTTGTGAATGCTGGTGGCTTGATCGTGGAGCTGGGTTTCATATCTAATGATGAAGAGCTTGCTCGATTTAATGCGAAATATTGGACTGCTGCGAAGGCTGTAGCTAAAGTTTTGATTGATTATGAAAAGGGTATTTAATTTATTTGTGCTGTGCATCCTGCTTTCAGGCTGCACAGTACATTCGATTTAGACAAAGGTACATGTTACCGTTTGTGTGCGGTGTGTGAATTGAAAAAGCTCTCTATCTAAATGAGGGCTTTGGTATAAGTTTTATCGTGAGAGAAATAAGCGTTCTTAATTAATATATTGATACGACTAAAAGTGTTTAAGCATCTGATTGATTTTGAATTTAATTACTTATCAATAGATGCAGTAATAAAGTTTGCAGGGTGGTAGGAGCTCTGTATATGGGAAAAAATCATCATTCCCGAAACTAAAAAAACTAGAATTGTTATTACAGAGTTATAAAATCGCATTCATTACTTATCAATATTGCTGAGCTTCAGAGTAACAACATCTTACTGTATTTACAATAAAGGTTTAATTTTATTGTAAAAATCAAAAA